CACCTGCTATATGCGGGGGGGCTCAGCGCGAAAGCTCGCTACCGACAGCCTGAAAATCTGAGTTACCAGTTACCGGTTACCACCCGACGAACCATGCCGCGTCTCGCGTAAAAGCCCGTATTCGCGGGGCTTTCAGGCACCCTCTGCCAAAGTAAGGCCTGGTACATCGGGGTGGTACACGCCCTCCTGTACCACTTCACGTTACCACCTCAAGTTACCACCCGCCCGGTACCAGCGGGCCCAGTTCCGAAAGATCGATGCACTCCGACTTCGCCGCCCAGGTCGAGCGATGGCCGCTTGAGCGATTGATCCCGCATGCGCGCAATGCGCGGACCCATTCGGAAGATCAAGTCGCGCAGATTGCCGGCTCAATAGCCGAGTTTGGCTTCGTGAACCCGGTGCTGGTCGGCGATGACGGCGTCTTGGTGGCGGGCCATGGCCGGGTGATGGCGGCACGCAAGTTGGGGCTCAAAGATGCCCCGGTGATTGTGCTAACGCATCTGACGCCCACCCAGCGCCGGGCGCTGATGATCGCCGACAACCAGATCGCCACCAATGCCGGCTGGAACGAGGAGATGCTGGCAGCCGAGTTAGCGGCCTTGCAGGATGAATCCTTCGATCTTGACCTGCTCGGCTTCGATGAGGCCGATCTCGACCGCCTACTCGCCACTACGAACGAGGCGGACGAAGACCTCGATGAAGCGCCCGAGCCGCCTGCCGATCCCGTCAGCCGCCCTGGTGATATCTGGATCTGCGGCGAGCACCGGGTGCTGTGTGGCGATGCGACCGTGCTGAGCGATGTCGAGAAGCTTCTCGATGGGGAGTTGGCCGACATGGCCTTCACGGACCCACCCTACAATGTGAACTACGCCAACTCCACCAAGGACAAACTCCGCGGCAAGAACCGGCCGATCCTGAATGATGCTTTGGGCGACGACTTCGGCGCCTTCCTCTATGACGCTTGCGTGAGCCTGCTCTGCGTGACCAAAGGCGCGGTTTACATCTGCATGTCATCATCCGAACTCGACGCCCTGCAGAAAGCCTTCCGCGCCGCCGGTGGCAAATGGTCGACCTTCATCGTTTGGGCCAAGAACACCTTCACGCTCGGGCGCGCGGACTATCAGCGCCAGTACGAACCGATCCTCTATGGCTGGAAGGACGGGGCCGATCACTATTGGTGCGGCGCCCGCGATCAGGGCGATGTCTGGTTCTTCGACAAGCCCGCCAAGAACGACCTGCATCCGACGATGAAGCCGGTGGCATTGGTCGAGCGGGCAATTCGCAACTCGTCCAAGAGCCGCGACATCGTCCTCGACCTCTTCGGCGGCTCGGGCACCACCATGATTGCCGGTGAACGGGCCGGTCGACGGGCCCGGCTTATCGAACTCGATCCCAAATATGTCGATGTGATCGTCGAGCGCTGGCAGGAGGTCACGGGTCAGAAGTCTGTCCTCGCAGGCGAGGAGCGCACCTTTGATAACATGAAGGCGACGCGAGCAGGAAAGGCCGCGGCCGCTCAGAAGGACGCTGCGTGATGCAGTCGCGATTCATGTCGATGGTCGAGTCAGTATCCAACATTGTTGTTGGTTATGGGCTTGCGGTCCTCACCCAATTGCTGGTGTTTCCGATGTTCGGGTTGCATGCATCGCTCGCCGAGAATCTCGGGCTCGGTCTGGTTTTTACAGTTGTCTCCCTGGCACGCTCGTACTGCGTGCGCCGGGTGTTCAATCTCTTAGGACGCAATCTCCACAGATCGCTCTGATCAGCCAGCTTGCTGTTCTAGGAGCCGGGCTGCATTTCGGCGATGAGGAATTCCATTTGGCTATTTTCTGCCAAGGCGATCCATTCGGACGGATCAGCCCCGTTCGGTTCCCACTCCCAGGTCAGGAAACCTGGCTCGATCTGGCCGTAGCCCATGCGCACCATATGGCCGCGCGTCGCCATTCCCTCGTTCACCAGCGCCCACAGGCATCGTGGTTGCCATTTCAGATACGCCAGAAGCATGCCCAGCCGTGGGAAGACTTCGAGACAGGTCCGGTCACGGAAATGCCGGTCGATCCACAGTTCACCATGATAAACGACCTTGCCGCTGAGCCCCTGCGATACCGAATTGGCCGGCGGGTCGATCCGACGGGGTAAGACAAGTTCCTTGCGCTTGAGGTACAAGCCGGCCATCCAGCCAAGTGCCCATTCGGCGAGGTTCGGATGGACGATATCAAGGCGGAATGCCTGAAGGGCAATGACGCTGCCGCAAGAGGCGTGCGCGGAGAGCCAGAAGGCCCGATCCTCGTCGAGCAGGCTCACCTCAGGATCGAATTTGGGCGAGACCTCATCGCCGCGCAGGACCCGTCTGGCTCGACACAAGGCCTCGAAGTCGGATGACAGCTCGACGGTGAACCCGCTTTGCCGTCCCGCGTCTAGCAGCGATGAGACCGATTGGGCCGCTGAAAGCGGGTCGAGGAGGCAATGCTCACCGGCCGGGGCATGAGCGAGGTGCTTGCTCCACTTTCGCCTGGCTAATGAACGGGGTGGGCTGAACGCCTCGACATCACGAAGCGCGATGTCTCTGGGCAAGGTGGGCTTGTTCATGACGAAACTCGACCGTGTCAGACGGCCGAGCATGTCGAAACAGGGTTAAGGACTTGCTCCCTGGCCCTGTGTGCCGAATTCTTCCTTGCCGTCAGGACTTCACTGGCACACCGGCGTGACTCGGTCGTGACAGGCCGAGGGGCAAGGGCATGTGATACCGCCGCGCAACGCGCGGTATCCTGGATGCAGAAATTCAACGGCGATTGCGGTTGCTCTGGTGGAGGTCGGAGACACCCGCGCTGATCCTTCGCGAGTGTCTCCTTTCGCCGTCCGATTGGCGGGAGGACCCGCCCATGGTGCCAAGCAATCGGTATGCCATGCACAAAAAAAAGCCGGCTATGAGAGCCTAGCCGGCAGGGTTGGGGAGGAATGAGAGCATGGAGGTGATGCTCCCATCGGCTGCCACCATATAGAAGCCGGATTAAGAAAGGCATCCGCAAAGCTAGCAAATTGGCGGACTCGCCTTAACCGGCGGGCAATGGCCGATTGGACGACGTCGCGGATGCCACGCCGGGATAGAACCTCGAAATAGGTATCTTGGCCAATTAATCATAAATTAACGACAAGTTTGCTCACCGATTCTTCGTCGCCCAGTATCGCAGCCGAGGTAAAATGAGCTGATGCTGGTCGATGATTGCATTGCGGGGTTTATACTGGGAGCGTCCCTGGGCGGTCTCGCGGGCGCATGGACCAATCCAGCCGCAGGCATGATCCTCGGTGCCGACATCGGCGTGGCAATCATGCTGATCTGGCATGTCCTCGAAAGTCCCTCGATTACTGATGCTGAAGAATCGCTGACCGCCCCAGCCAGTGCCGGGATCTGAGCCCGAACATGGTTCCCAAGCTCCCAATGCGAGACTGACAATCTTAGCCGGACTGTTGGCAGCAAGTTTATTCTTGCCCGCTACTTGTGGTCGCCTAAAGACGGCGATGGCTCGAGATGCTCAGTTCGCAGGATTGGCAAACCCTCACTCACACCGCAAGAGCGGTTCGCGCACAAAGGCGCCTTGAGACCCGCCGCGCACACCGTGTCTTCAGAAACGTTCAGCTTCGCCAAGAACCGATCTGGCTAGCACTGGTCGCGACACTGGCCGTGCTGATCCTGACTTGGCTTCCGTCGGTCAGTTTTGCCGGAGCACTTTGACGACGCGCGAGCGTCCCTTGCATAGTGACTGCGAAGTGCCGATTTTGATGAGGGCTCAGGCCGAAGTAGTTGATCGCCGCCGGGCTTGTACGCCGATTGGCGTCACAGACCATCGAATTCGCTTGATAGTAAGTGGCAGCCGGCGGCGTCGAACCACACCTGACCTCGACTTCAAAATTGTCTCCCTGGCGCGTTGGTGCTGCTTGCGCCGGGCGTTCAATCTTCTGGCTCGAATAAAATGAAAGCCCGCTCACATGCGGGCTTTCAGTCTGAAGCTGTAGCGCCGGATGGTCAGGCTATTTTGTAGACGCGACCTCTGCGATCGGACTTTTCGGAGGTGACATTCAGCCCGAGCTTCTTCTTCAGCGCTCCGGCAATGGCCCCGCGCACGGTATGCGGCTGCCAATCGAGCGCCTCGACGATCTCGTCGATGGTCGCGCCCTTGGTTCGACGTAGCATCGAGATGAGTTGTGCCTGCTTGCTGTCGTTACGCGGTGCTCGCTCCTTGCCGGCCTTGCCTTTCGTTTTGACCTTTGCGGCGACCCGTCCTTGATCGGCCGGGGGACCGCCCACCAGAGCGCCACCGTCGACAGCAGAGGGATCGGCATCCGGTGCGATGCCGAGGGCGGCAAGGGCGGCATCAGTGATGACCAGCGTGACGCCATGACCATCGCCAGTCTTGCGCCAGATGGGATCGCTACGCTTGGCATCGACTTCCTCGACAAGGCCCTTGGCAACCAGGCTGCCGATGACCTTCGCCGCGGCACCACCTTTGAGTCGGCCGGGCAGCGGCAGCACGAAACGATCGTCGCGTTGGCAGGCGGCGTTCAGAATGACGAGTTGGGTATCTGAGAGCTTCATGGGGCTGACCCTTTCGGTCTAGGCGGGCTCACGAGCATCGCGGGCCCTGCTACTGCCCCGAGCCCCGCTGGCCGGACCGGTCGGGGCTGAGTCAATATGGAGGGGCTCTATTCGGCGTGTTCACCTTCCTTGAAGGCGCTGTCGGTAATGCGTTTCAGGAGCTCGGCGTAATGCGCAAGCGTCCCGACATGCCCCCAGTTGACCTCGTCGGGGCCGACATCGAAGTGCTCATCGCTCAGCGCGGTCAGGCGCGTGAGCATCGTGTCGATTTCAAGCTTGCGGGCCATGAAGGCCTCAAGGGCGGTTTGTTTTTCAGTAGTGCGCATGTCGGTCTCCCGTTTTGGTGAGCCCATGAATGCTTCACTTCGCGGGAAAGCCAAGAAGATTACGTGTAATCAGATTGCTATCTTCGGGCTCGACTGATCATGGGAGTATCAATCCGTAGCTATGCGCGCCAGCGCGGCGTCAGCCATGTTGCCGTGCTGCGCGCCGCCAAATCAGGCCGCATTGCACTTGAGGCCGATGGCACCGTCGATCCGGCCAAGGCCGATGCCGCGTGGACCCGGTCGAGCGATCCCGCGAGGACCGCGGCGAAGCCAAGGGGTATGAAGCCGGTCGCTGAAGCCGTGGTCAGCTCGGTGCGCGAGACCCTTAAGGAACAGGGATTGCCAGCGGGCGGCAATATCACCTTCGTTCAGGCGCGCACCGCCCATGAGATCGCCAAGGCGCATCTCGCACGTCTGCGCCTGCAGCGCATGAAGGGGGAACTCGTCGACCGAGCCAAGGCGCAGGCTCTGGTATTTCGCCTCGCCCGCGAAGAGCGCGATGTCTGGGTCAATTGGCCGGCCCGTGTCGCCGCCTTGATGGCAGCCGAATTGGGCATCGAGGCGCATCCCGTGCAAAAAGTTCTGGAGTCCTATGTCCGCGCCCACCTCGCCGAACTCGTCGAGGTTCGCCCCGAATTCCGCTGAGTTGTTCGACTTTGATGGCGCTGAAGAGCTTTGGCAATCATGGTCCGAGGGACTCAGGCCTGATCCCGCGCTCAACGTCTCCGAATGGGCCGATCAGCATCGCTGGCTGAGCCCGCGGGCTTCCGCCGAGCCTGGTCGCTATCGGACCGACCGCACGCCCTATATGCGGGCAATCATGGATGCATTGTCGCCGTCACATCCCGCACGGCGCGTCGTGTTCATGAAGGCCGCTCAGGTGGGGGCCAGCGAGGGGGGCAATTGCTGGATTGGCTACGTCATACATCATGCTCCGGGCCCGATGCTGGCGGTGCAGCCGACGGTCGAGCTCGCCAAACGTTTCTCGCGCCAACGCATCGAACCATTGATCGCCGAAAGCCCTGTTTTGCGTGAGCGCGTCAAGCCGTCGCGCTCACGCGATGCCGGCAACACGGTTTTGTCGAAGGAGTTTCCGGCCGGACTCCTGGTGCTCACCGGCGCCAATAGCGCGGTGGGCCTCAGATCCATGCCGGCGCGCTATCTTTTTCTCGACGAGGTCGACGCCTATCCGCCTTCGGCCGACGAGGAAGGCGATCCGGTCGCACTCGCCGAGGCACGCACCCGGACGTTTTCGTGGCGCTCGAAAGTGTTTCTCACCTCGACGCCGACCGTCCAGGGAATCTCGCGCATCGAGCGGGAGTTCGAGGCATCCGATCAGCGGCGCTTTTTCGTGCCGTGCCCGCATTGCGCGCATCGGCAGACGCTGCGCTTCGAACGCCTACGCTGGGAGAAAGCGAACCCTCAGACCGCCCGATACCAGTGCGAATCCTGCGACGCCTCGATCGAGGAGCATCACAAGACCGCCATGCTCTTGGGTGGGGAATGGCGGAAGACTGCCGAATCCTCTGATCCCGGCACCATCGGCTTTCATTTGTCGGCTCTCTATTCGCCGGTTGGCTGGTTGTCCTGGGAAGCAATTGCGCGCCAATGGGAGGCGGCACAGGCCAATGACGAGGCCAAGCGCAGCTTCAAGAACGGCATTCTCGGCGAAACCTGGATCGAGACCGGCGAAGCGCCCGATTGGCAAAGGCTCTATGAGCGGCGCGAGGATTGGTCGGTCGGCACAGTACCAAGCGGCGGGTTGTTCCTGACCGCCGGCGCCGATGTCCAGAAGGACCGGATCGAAGTTTCTGTCTGGGCTTGGGGCCGCGGAATGACGAGCTGGCTCATCGACCACATCATCATCGATGGCGGGCCTGAGCATGCCGAGCCATGGGCTCACCTATCCGCCCTGCTCGACCGAACCTGGCCGCATGCCCACGGGGTGCGACTTGGACTCGCCAAACTCGGCATCGATACCGGATACGAGTTGCCAGCCGTCTATGCCTGGGCCCGGGCTGCGGGCCATGCGCAGGTCGCACCGCTGAAAGGTGTTGAGGGATTCAACAGGGCAGCGCCCGTCGTCGGCCCGAGTTATGTCGATGTCACCGAAGCCGGCCGCAAATTACGCCGGGGTGCGAGATTGTGGACGGTCGCGGTCGCGACCTTCAAGAGCGAGACCTATCGCTATCTCAGACTTCACCGCCCGACCGATGAGGAACTCACAAGTGGCACGCAGTATCCGGCCGGATTCGTGCATTTGCCGCGCGGGCTCGAGGCCGAATGGGTCAAGCAGCTCGTCGCCGAGCAATTGGTGAGCATTAAGACCCGGCGCGGTTTCCAAAAACTCGAATGGCAGAAGCTCAGGGAGCGCAATGAAGTGCTGGACTGCCGCGTCTATGCAAGGGCGGCCGCCTGGATCGCCGGTGCAGATCGCTGGGCGCAAGAGAAATGGCGCGATCTCGAGAGCCAGGTCGGGCCGATGCCCAAGGGGATTTCTCATGAAGGGATTTCCGATGTGATGCCGGACGCTTCGCTCGCGGCCGGTATGTTGTCGCGTGCCCCCGCGATCGGCGGAAAGCGCCGCTCCGACTGGCTTTCAGGGCGCAACAAAGGATGGCTGCGATGAGCTGGACGGAATCAGAACTCGAAGCGCTACGACGCGCCTTTGCCTCGGGCACGCTCAGGGTCAGTTATGAGGGCAGAACCGTCGAATATGGCTCTGCCGCCGATCTCTTGTCGCGCATCCGCACAATCGAGCGCGAGATGACGGCGGCAACTGACGAACGCTTGCCCATCGCCGGGTTTGCGGGCTTCTCGCGCTGAGATCGCCAATGACGCAAGATTCCCGTCACCGGTCGACCTGGCTCGACCGCGCCATCGGGACGCTCACGCCCCGGGCAGCACTGCGCCGCGTTCTGGCCCGCCAGAGTTTCGATGCCTTGACCCGCGGCTATGACGGAGCGGCCAAAGGACGTCGTACCGATGGCTGGCGGGCGGTGGGGACCTCGGCCGATGCCGAGATCGGCGTTGCAGGGGCATTGCTGCGCGATCGCATGCGCGATCTCGTGCGCAACAACCCACATGCCGCCAAGGCCGTGTCGGTGCTGGTCAACAATATCGTGGGGTCTGGCATTATCCCGCGAGCCGCAAGCGGAGACGTGAAACTCGACGGGCAGGTAAATGCGCTCTGGGAAGCCTGGTCGGCCAGGTGCGATGCCGATGGACAACTCGACTTTATCGGACTGCAGACCCTGGCCTGCCGTCAGATGATCGAAGCGGGCGAGGTGCTATTGCGCCGCCGCCCGCGGCGTGTCCGTGACGGTCTCGATGTGCCACTGCAAGTGCAATTGCTCGAAGCCGACATGCTTGATGCGGGCCGCAATGGCGATCTCGTCGACGGCGGCCGCATTGTGCAGGGGATTGAGTTTTCGAGCCTCGGCCAGCGCCGCGCCTATTGGCTATTTGCTCAGCATCCTGGCGATAGCGTCATCTCATCGAGGCGTCGCCTTGACAGTAGCGCCATACCGGCTGGCGACATTCTGCATCTCTACGAGAAGCAGCGCACCCAGATCCGTGGTGTCCCTTGGGGTGCACCGGTTATTCGAACCCTTCGCGATCTCGATGATTGGACACAGGCCGAGCTCGTTCGCAAGAAGACCGAGGCTTGCGTGGTCGGCATCGTGCTGGGCGCCGACGAGGCCGAACAAGGCATTGCGCCATCGGTGGTCGATGCCGATGGCAATCGCGTCGAGCAGTTCGAGCCCGGTCTCATTGCCTATGCCCGCGGCGGCAAGGATATCCGCTTCAACCAGCCGGCGACCACGGCCGGCGTAGCGGAATGGCTGCGCGCGCAATTGCATATTGTGGCGGCCGGGTTTCGCATGCCCTACGAATTGCTCACCGGTGACTTGAGTCAGGTAAATTATTCCTCGATCCGTGCGGGTTTGGTGGAATTCCGCCGCCTGATTGACGCCGTGCAATGGCAGATCGTCATTCCGATGTTCTGCCAACCAGTCTGGGACTGGTTCACGGCCCAAGCCTGGGCTGCCGGACGATTGCCAAATCCGCAAATTGCCGTTGAGTGGTCACCACCGCGCTTCGAGGCGGTCGATCCACTGAAAGACGCCATGGCTGATCTCCTGGCGATGCGCTCTGGCACCATGACCTTGGCACAGGCAATCGCCCGTCAGGGCCATAACCCAGACGCGGTACTCGCCGAGATCGCCGCAATGAATGCCAAGCTCGATATGCTGGGGCTCATTCTCGACAGCGATCCGCGTCGCGTCACCAAGACCGGCGTCATGCAGGCCGACGAGGCCGCAGTTGGTGTTGCTTCTGAAAAGGAAATTTGATGCCGGACACGATTGATCTGCCAGCGCTGCGGCGCGCCGCCGATCTGCTCCCCGCCACGCTCGACACCCAGGATCGCTCGATCGAAGTGGTCTGGTCGACGGGTGCCAGGGTCCGACGGCAGCCATTGTTTGGCGAGCCCTTCGATGAAGAGCTCAGCATGGATCCGAGCAATGTCCGCCTGGAACGGCTCAATGCCGGGGGACCATTGCTCAAGGTCCATGATTTGCGCACCATCGAGAGCGTCATCGGCTCGGTCGTCCCCGGCACCGCCCGGATTGAGAATGGCCGCGGTGTTGCGCGGGTACGTTTCTCCGAGCGCGACGATGTCGAGCCTCTATGGACCGACGTGCAGGCCGGACATCTGCGCGCTGTCTCGATTGGCTATCAGGTCCATCGCTATGAGGTCACGCGTCCGGCCAATGCTCCGGAACTGTGGCGAGCGGTCGATTGGACCCCGTTTGAGATTTCAGCCGTTCCGGTCGGGGCTGACCCTGCCGCCGGCTTCCGTTCGGCTGAACCGCAAATGCCCTGCGTAGTCGATCGGGGCGATTCCAACAAAGAGAGGACTTCCATGGAAGAAATTGTCGTGACCCCTGCTCCTACGCCGGCGCCGCCCCCTGCGCCTGCTCCCACTCCACCGGAGTCTATCACCCGTGCTGCCGATCCCCAGCCCAATACCCAGGCGGTGATTGCGGCCGCCCAGGTGGAGGAGCGCGAACGGGTGGGCACCATCTACGACCTGGCGAGCCGCCTCGGTCTCGAGCGCATCCTTGCCGAGGATCTGGTCGGACGCGGCGTTACGCTTGACGAGGCCCGTCGGGTGATTCTCGATAAGGTCGCCGATACGTCCGAGAAGACGCGGACCTTTCCGCACGTCGCGGTTCCGCTCGGCGGGCGCGATGAACGCGTGACCCGGCGCGAAGCGGTCGCCAACGCGCTGCTGCATCGCTATAGCCCCACACTGTTCACGCTTTCCGAACCAGCGCGTGAATATCGCGGCATGACGCTGCTTGAACTCTCGCGCGAGTTTCTGGCCTCGGCCGGCGTCAATGTCCGTGGGCTTTCGCGCGACGAGATTGCCACCCGAGCGCTTCATTCGACGTCGGATTTTCCGGAGATCCTTTCTGCCGTCACCAACAAGACCTTGCGCCAAGCCTATGATGTCTATCCGCGCACCTTCGTGCCCTTCTGCCGCCAAGTGCTCGCTTCCGACTTCAAGCCCATGAACCGTGTCCAGATCGGCGAAGTGCCGCAACTCTTGAAGATCAACGAGAGTGGCGAGTTCAAGCGCGGCACCATCGCTGAATCGAAGGAAAGCTACAGAATCGAGACCTATGGCCGGGTCGTCGGCATCACCCGCCAAGTCCTGATCAATGATGACCTCGATGCCTTTACCCGCATTCCCGCCATGTATGGCACCGCCATTGCGACCCTTGAAAGCGATGTGGTCTGGGGCATCATCATCGCCAATGCGGCAATGGCCGACGGCTCAGCCCTGTTTCATGCCAATCACAAGAACCTGGCGGCAAGCGGCGGCGCCCTCGGCGTGACCACGGTCGGCGAGGCCCGTGCCACCATGGCAAAGCAGACTGGCCTCGATAAAAAGACGGTGCTCAACATCCGCCCTGCTTATCTCCTTGTGCCGGCGGCACTTGAGCTTGCCGCCGAGCAATTGGTCGCGCAGAACCTCATTCCGGCCAAGACCGGTGACGTGGTTCCCCAGTCGATCCGCACATTGGCGCCCATCTCTGAGCCTCGGCTCGATGTTGCAAGCGCAACAGCCTGGTATCTCTCAGCAAACCCCGCCCAGATCGACACGATCGAATATGCCTATCTCGAGGGGCAGGAAGGCGCCTACATCGAGACTCGAAACGGTTTCGATGTCGATGGCGTCGAGATCAAATGCCGGCTCGACTTCGGGGCCAAAGCCATCGACTGGCGCGGCCTTTACAAGAATCCGGGCGCCTAGAACCCAATATCAACCCAGACGAGACGGGGAGCAGATTGCCGCCCTTGGGCTTCACAATCTTGAAGGATCGAACCGATGAAGAATTACATTCAACCCGGCAATACCATCACCTTGGCGGCACCCTATGAAGTGAACTCCGGCGATGGGCTCCTCGTCGGCTCGATCTTTGGAGTGGCATCGGGCGCGGCTCTCAACGGTACTGTGGTCGAAGCTACCCTTGTTGGAGTCTTCGACCTGACGAAGGTCGGATCACAAGCGTGGTCCATCGGTGACGCAATCTACTGGGACAACACCGCAAAGAACTGCACCAAGACAGCCTCGGGGAACACGAAGATTGGGGTCGCTGTCGCGGCGGTCGATAATGCCGCCGGCAGCACGATCGGTAGTGTACGCCTCAACGGCTCGTTCTGAGCGCCGATAATACCCGCACTACACGGCGAGTTCGCTCACCCTGCGATCGCCGACGAGCGGGCCAAATCCACCTAATTCAGCCTTAGGGCCATGCGCCGAACTGGTCGAAAGGCCACTCGTCCAGCTCTGCGAAGATTGCGCTTGTATCTACCAGGGGATTTGCGTCGGCTCCTCTTGGGCCAAACCGTTTGCTTCGTGACGAAACTTGGACAGCGCTTCGTAGATGACTTTCCGCGCTCTGTTGATCGATCCCAAAGGCCGGTGATCGAGCAAGGAATGCCAGGGATCGAATGAAAGCCCTTCCACAATATCCTGAGCGTTGGCGGCCGCGGTGTCCTGCTTGGGGATGCGAATGATGGCCACCCGCCGATAAGGCGACTGTTCTTCATCCCAAACGGTCAACGAATTCTCGACAGGCATCGCGACGGGATCGATCTGCAGTTGGACCGAGAAGTCGAAATAGGCGTCACCCTGAGCGAGTTCCTTCTCGAGTGCCTTGCGCAGGAAGTCCGGTCCCGCCATCTCAGGCTTGGTATCTGAGGCTTCAGAAATCGTATTCGCCGCATATTTCATGGCATTGGGTCCGAGCTTATAGGGTGTCTGGCTAAAATATCGAGCCTGGAGCGGATTGGCGAGCGGCTGCTCCCCGCGCATCGCTCTTACCGCCAGCGCCTCCTCGGGATGATTCTTGAAGAAGTTGGCGAGCGCGCTCGTTGGATCTCCCATCCCCAACGTCTCATGCAATGCTTCATAATCAGCAAGGTTCTTCACGAAGAAGCTCGGGAAGTTGTTGATCATCACGAAATCCTGAGTCTTTGCGTCCCGCTCACCAGTCAGGATCTTGTCACCCTCTACGCCGAGGAGCTTGATCGCCATGCCATTGGCCTGTGGAACCTTGTCCGATTGCACCTCGATACCGCCTGCTGAAAAGCGGATGATCGCATCGTATGTGCGAGGTTCGGCGAAAACCCCATATCGCAGGTCGGTGGGGAGGTCGTCCAAGACGATGAACTGGGCGCGGACCAGCGAATGGGTCTTGGGATGGGCATCGCGCAGCACCGGACGCGTTCCGGCCGGAAACTGCGATTGAAGGCGCTCGAGCGTGGCCTTTGTTATGAAGTCTATGAAATCCGCCTCGGACGGCTCTATGGTCTCCTCGCCAAGTTTTGGCGCCATGGCGGGCAATTTCGGTGCGCCATTATAGGTCCCAGGATTCTTGACATGGTAGAAAGTCGGGTCCGTCCACGCGCGAACCGGATCCTCAGGGCCGCCAAAGGGTGTGATTTGAGCGGGCTGCTCTGGAACGGATTTCATGTATTCGATCAGCGCCCATCGCTCATCTTGTGACAGTCGCCTTCCGATGACGCCCTGTTGGCGTGGTCCGTCCTCGAACGAATGCCCCGCATTGGAATTGCCGAAGAGGGTCGTGTCGAACAGAAACTTTCCTGATGCTCCCGAGGTATCGACACCGACCTTTACTGGATCGAATTCGCGGCCAATGAAGAACGTCTTGGAACGCTCTACGACGGGGCTCAGTAGCTCATAAAGGTTCGGAACCGAGCCATTATGCAAATAGGGTGGCGAAGCCCACATCCCTTCGGCGGGATTGGCCTTGAAGGCAAATAGCGCCGGAATTGGTTCTTGCGCGTCCGGATAAGAGGCTCTGAATCCGTGCGCTGCGAGGCGTTGTTCCTCGCTGAGGCCTAGCTTTGCCATCGCGGTATCGAAAACGCCGTCCAGCGCGATGCCGAAGAGCGTCGGCGGCGGCACGACTGGCATTCCCTTAAACGGCGGCTCCAGATGGTCACGCAGCGGGCCAGATATTACTGTCGGCCGCGTCAGTTCGAATTGCGGGCTGCCGAACGGGGTTGGGTCGGTGCCCACAACATCGTTGGAAACGATGGCGTTTTCGATGAATCGCTTGCCGTCTATTTTGGGTTCACTCCATCGGTGCGGCCAGTTCGAATGACAGCCCGCGCAGTTCTCCGCGAAAAGCTCCTGTCCCTTCGCCGCCTTGGTGCGATCAATCTTGCCAAGAATATCCTCGGGCCACGGCGGAGGGGCTAGGCGCCGCAAGAGTTCCTCGGTGTCCAATTGGCCCTGGAGGTCGACCGTGGAGTTGAACAGCCCGTCGGCTTGAGTCTTGGATGTAAGATCAATCTTGGCAAAAACGCCCAGGACTTCTCCGACATTGCGCAGCACCGGATCTTTCAGCACGCCGGTCCACTGTGCCCAGGCCGATTGCGGAATGTTCCAGACGAAGGACGGCTTGACCGGTGCGACAGCGGATCGCCAATTTTCCGAGATGCCGAGAATGTTCGATTGCACCTGATTGTGAATGAGCCCGAGCGCGTCCATACGACCCGGACCAACCTCGAAGGGGGTGAGCGAGGTGCGGCTGCGGTAGCGGTGAAAGGCGGCTGCATCCTGATTGAGACGTTCGCGCAAGGCTTCGATGCTCGCGCTGTCCGTCAGATTCAATCTTCCCGCCAATCGACCAAACTTCTCTTGGCTCGTCGCGGACGCAGCGAGAGCATCGTCCAGGCTTGCGAGGAAGGCGAGCATGTCCAACGTGCTGGCATTGCCGCCGGAAATCCTGATCTTGGTTCCTTTATATCCAAGTTGTCCGTTATGGCACGCCGCGCAGCCGAGCCCCGCCCATTCGCCCTTCCAGGGCCCGTCGGTTACGACCGTCCTCGTAATGCCTATCGGCAGGCCATCCGGATTGTAGGTGGGGTCAGCGGACTGGGGCACGAATCCATAGGCTTCCATGTTCTCGTCGGCACGGAACAGTTCCGGGCTATTCGACTGCTCCAGGTTGAGAAAGATGTCATAGGAGAGCGCCGCTGATCCTTGCGAATACTGGTAGTAGCGAAGCCGATCCTCGGGCGACCATCCCTGATCAAGGAACACTGTGTTTTCAGGCGATTTGTATTCCGCTAGCAGCGTGGTCGAGAAGGCAAATGTGGCTATTCCAACGGCCAACACCCGTGATGCTACTGTTTTTGCTCTGCTCATGATTGCGGCCCCCTCTGTCAAATCTTCAGCGCTCTCGGAAAAAGAATTGGAGCCAATTCGCACGGTACTCTCGTTTCCCGTACGCCCGAACCATCTCTTGAGTTGTGGTTGCCTCCGGTCGAGCGGACATGACAATAGCAGGTCATCAAGTCGAGGCCAAACAGATTGCCAGACTTGCCGCATTCGGCTCTGGGCAGGCAGGTCCGAACGCTCACAAATGACTATAAAGGTCATATACGTCATTTTGATCACGTCCGCTTTGCGTCGGGCTACCGCAACAGCTGACGGGACCTGCAACCCAATGAATTCATGAACGAACCAAGTTCTATCTAGCCGGCCAATGGCCTGATCGTGGCTCTTACTGCGTCGCCTTTGGCGCTAGCCAGGCCCTATGACCAACTTTCGCGACCTCGCAAATCGAACTCTCGATAGCGCCTATGCGCGCCTTGGCGAAGCTGCAATTTACCACCCGCTCGCCGGCGGGATGCTGCAGGCAGTTCACCCAGTGACGGTCATGCCGACAACCCGGGATGTGGAGGTGCAACCCTTCGAGCAAGCGCGGGTCAAGACTGATACCTTCTTCCGGGTTCGCGTCTCGGAAGTTCCCGCCCCGACGCAGAACGGCATGATTGTCCACGAGGGCGTCGAGTGGACGATTACCGCGGCGCCACGGCGGCTCGATCCACTTGGCCTCGAATGGGAACTGGGCTGCGGCAGAAAGGCAAGGCCATGACGAAACAAATCACCATCACAGCGACGCATCCCCGCTCGGGCTGGACTCGCATGGCGGGAGTGACTTTGCCTGTGAATAATGGCCCGTCGACCGCAGACGCCATGTCCGAATTCGATGCGCTTCAATGCATCGAGGCTGGTCAAGGCGAATGGACCGCGGAGAAAGGTGCGGCCGAGGACAAGCCGCAGCGCCGCGAGTGAGCTTCGAGCTCAAGCTGGCGATCCAGGGCAAGCTCACGGAGTTCCTGGCGACCGAGGTCGCCCAAGCGGCCCGCGCCGTCACGTTGGGAGTCGCTGATAGCGTCGAATCTGGCAAACAGCTCGCGCGCCAGCAGGTGCGCGCCGCCGGCATGGGCGATCGCCTCGCCAATAGCTGGCGGCACAAGGTGTTTCCGGACAGACCGGGCCGGTTCTCGATCAACGCTGCTGGGTCGGTTTACTCGAAGGCCCCGCACATCATAGACATCTATGCGCGCGGCGGAACGATCGTGCCGGTCAATGGCCGAAAGTATCTGGCCATTCCCACAAGCTACTTGCCACATGTCGTGCCCACGCTGGTGGGCAATCGAAGGGTGGCGAAGAAGGTAACGCCGGCAGCGGTGGCGCGGTATCTAGGAGTGAAGCTGGTGCTTCGTCGCAACCGGCACGGCACGCTCTGGCTTGAGGCCGGGGACTTACGTCTTTCGCGCAGCAAGAAGGCCTCGCGGCAAGGCACTGCGAAGCGGGCGAGCGACACGGCGATCGCCAAGGGCAAGGCGCTCACTTTGCCATTGTTCTGGCTGGTCAAGAGTGTCTCGGTCGGCAAGCGCTTGGACCTCAATGCGATCATTGCTCACATGGAAGGCCAACTCGAGGCGAATGTCCTGCGCCATTGGCAGTCCGACTGACCATGGCGTCCAAGAAGAAGCAGGTCATCGACGCAATCCTGGCGAGGCTTCAGACCGCAATGGCGATAGTGCAATTGCCGGAAGGCTGGCCATGCCCACCGAAAGTGCAATTGGTTACTGCCGCCCCGGTAGAAGCACCTCCGGAAGGCCATGTGATCATCGGCAAGGGTCGCTTATCTCCGACGCCTGCGGAGTTCGGGGCCGGCGGTCCCGTCTATGAGTGCGTTCTGACGGTGCCGATAGAGATCCATGTCGGGCACCCTTATGACGATGTCGAGGACCCCGCCTTCGATGCCGTTCAAACGGCGATCGGCGCCGCCATCATCGCAGATTCGTCTCTCGGCGGTCTGGTCGACGATACCGAACTGATCAGCTCCGACGACTTCGCCGGCGGCGATGACAGCACCTTGCTCGAAGAGGACTGCCAGCTCGTCCTCGTGTGCACCTGGTACGCAACCAACCCACTTGGCTAATGAGAGGTCTCCATGCCTGTCCTACGCGGCAAAGGCGCCGATATCTCGGCTATTGCAGCTATAGAGTCGACCTATGGCACCGCCCCCGGAACGGGATGGTTCCAGCAGCTGCTGACGAGCTTCGATCCCGGCATCCAGGACCGGATGGGCTTTGAGCCTGAGTTCGGGCTCGGACATCCCCAGGATCAGGACCCATTCTATGAGGGGCCACGACTGCAACCAAGCTGGGGTGTGCATATCGGGCTCTATTCTTTCGGATGGTGGCTCAAGATGCTCTTGGGCGCGCCAACAACGTCGGGGGCTGGTCCCTATACGCATGTGTTCGAATCGAACCTGGACGTACCCTCCTTCTCCTTCGAGGAGGGCGATGCCAATCTTTCGACGCCCAAGTACTTCCTGCTCACGGGGTGCAAATTGAGCCAGATGCAGATCAATTTGGCGCCTAAGGGACCGGCGATGGCGAGCTTCAACGGCATCGCGCAGAACCGCGGCGAGGCCGGCGCAGCCGCTAATGGCAGCCCAACCTCCTTCTCGACGACGGGCATCTACAAGTATCTCAACAAGAACTGCAAGGTGCAGCGCGCCGGCGCCGATCTTGGTTCTGTGCTCGGCGGCTCGCTCAATTTCGGCAATAATGTCGAGGCGATCGAGACGATGCGCGGCGACGGATTGATCGATGCCGCGGACGAGATGAACCGCAGCTGCACTGGCGAATTGCGGGTGCGGCATTCGAGTTCGGCCTTATTGCGCACCGATGACACCAGCGAGACGCCGGTGGCGCTCAACTATATCTGGGCCACCCCAGTCAACGCCGCCTACAAGCTCGAGATCGAACTGGCACGCGCCTTCCTCTCATTGCGTGGCGCGCCAGTCGAGGGTCCCGGCGGCATCGACTACACCTTCGGAGTACGCGCAGCGAAGCCAGCCAGCGGAAACCTGATGAAGGTGATGCTCGTGAACAGCGTTGCGAGCTACTGAACCATGGCATTCCGTCTCGGCACCATCCCCAAAGCGGTCGATACGATCGACCTGCCGCTCGACGTTAAGGTGACAGTACGCCCGATCTCAACGCCGATCTGGCATCAGGCGCAGGCCTTCGCGTCACGCGCTGTTCTGGCATTCATCGAAGGCGAGGAGATCCGCGACGATCTCGGTATTGATCGGGACGCGATGCCGGACTTGACCAACCCCGATGCCAAGGAGGGCTTCCGGCAATTGCTCTTCGCCCAGGCGCTCGCTCGTGCGGCGATCTTATCTTGGGAGGGCGTGCTTGCCGAAGACGGCAGTCCAGCCGAGGTGACGGCCGCCGCCATCAACGAATTGATGCTGGTTCACGCCTTCGCTGAGAGCTTCGTCGTCCGCTACACGGCGCGGATCATCATTGCCCTAGACGAGGGAAACGCATGCGGGCCCTCGCCGCATGGCACTTTGGCGAAGGGCCCCAATATTGCCGGGGGTGCCGAGACCACAACACCGACTGCGCGAAAGGCCGGCGAGGATTCAGCGGCAAACGCTGTCCCTATGTCGAAAACGCGCCCCTCACGGAACAAGGCGCAGCGGTCTGGTCACTGATCACGAGTTTTCAGAGCCAGTTGTGCGCCGGCGGCATGGGCGCGATCGGCTTCGACATTCCGGCCCTTATCTCGATTGGCGAACGTCAAGGGCTCGAGACTGATCTTCTTTTGCTGATGCTGCCGTTCGCCGATGAAGGCCTCGCCCGGGTGATGGTCGAGCAGCGCAACCGTCACCAACAGGACCTCAATATCCGAAATCATGGCTGAACGTTCTGTCATCTTGCGCCTCGCCACCAAGGATGGCGAGGTCGTCAAGCGGGCACTCATGACGCTCGGCAAGGAGGGTGAAGATGCGCTGAAGCGCATCGAGCGCGCCGGCCAGCCGGCAAGCCGCGGGATTGCCGCGGTAGATGCAGCGGCCAAGGAAGCCCGAAGCTCGATCGAGAATCTCGCTTCGCGGGCCGGCGCCGGCGAGCGGGTGTTGCGGGCTTTTGGGCCAGCCGGCCTCGTCGCAGCGGCAGGGCTTGGCGCTTTGGTGATCGCCTTCGGGACGGTGATGGGCAAGGCCCGCGAGGCGGTCGACTATTTCGACGATTTGCAGGATGCCGCACAGCGTCTCGGTGTTTCGACCGAATATCTGCAAGCGATCCGCTTCGCGGTCGGGCAATCAGGCGGCGATATCGAAAAGACCGAAATCGCCCTTGACCGGCTCAATGCGGTGATGGGCGACATTGCCAGGGGCGGTGGCGGCGAGGCAGCGAAGGCATTCAAGCTTTTGGGGGTCAGTGCCACCGACGCGCAAGGGCGCGTCAAAGGCCTCGAGCGGGTGCTTCCCGAGCTGGCCGATGGCTATGAGAAACTTGGCAGCGCCCAGGAACGCGCCTCGGTTGCAACCGATCTCTTCGGTAAAGGCAACCAGGCCTTTGCGCGCGTGCTTGCTGAGGGAGCCGACGGTCTCGAGCGGCAGATCAGACTTGCCCGCGAGATGGGCGCGGTGGTCGATGCCGAACTGGTGCGAAAAGGTGCCGAAGCCAAGGACAAGCTCGCAGCATTGTCTTTGGTGATCAAGTCGCAACTTTACCAGGCAGTGATCGATGCCGTCCCGGCGATCGTGCAGATGTCGTTGGCCTTCGCAGAGGTCGCCAAATGGGCCGGGATGACGGCCGACGCCTGGAATGCTCTGCCCAATCAGCGGCTCGAAACCTTGGCCGATACACTGGGCATCCTGCGCGAGCGGTTGGGCGCGCTCAACAAGGCGCGGGAGGAACAAGTTGCCGCCGGCGGATGGTTCGGTGCCGCGGCCGATACCTCGGCGATCGACAAGGAGATCGCCGCCACGCAAGCGCGCATCTCCGAATATGAGGCAGTGATCGAGGCCAGGAACTATGGGGCCTTTGAGGGTCGGCGCGCCAGCGCCATGGCAAGCCCTGAAGAGGTCAAGGACTTCTCGGCCGCGGTCAGTGAAGCGATCGACCAGTTGAAAATCCAGGAAGAACAGGCGCGCCGAACCGGCGAGGAACTCGCTGTCTACAACGCGCTGCTCAAAGTGCCAGGTGCTACGGCCGAGGAGCGCGCGGCGATCACGCAGGCCGCGATCGAGACCTTCCGCGCCGAAGAGGCCAAGCGCAAGGCGGCGGAAGCCACAGCCGCGGCCGCGCGCGAAGCCACCAAAAGCCAGAATGAAGCCGAGCGAGATCGCCAGCGTGTGATGCTCGAGGGCCAGCGCGTGACGGCGAGCGTCGAAACGGCAGAGGAAAAGCGGGCTCGCACGCTTGCCACAATCCAAAGATTGTTGGAGGCGAATGCCATCGGCGAGGCGACAGCTGCACGGGCGCGCCAGAAAGCCGACGAGCAATATTTCGCTGATAATACATCGCCCCTAGCGGGGATTGTGCAAGGCTTAAGTCAGCTCGTTGAGCTAACCAGCGACAGCGCGGGGCAAATTTCCAATTCGTTGACGGGTGCCTTCCAGGCTGGCGAAGACGCCTTCGTTCAATTCATCAAGAGAGGCAAGGTCAGTTTCTCTGATCTGATCGACTCGATGATCGCCGATCTGGCGCGCCTTGCCTATCGTAGCGCTACCAATGGGTTATTTCAGTTTGCATTGAACGCAGCAACGGCGGCTTTCGCTCCGGCGCTGCCCGCCGGTGTCGGGCCTGGGACGAACGGTCTCGGTTTCCTCACTTACGGAGGCCCTCGTGCTGGAGGCGGCGATGTCGATCCGCGTCATTATTATGAGGTGAACGAGCGCGGCGGGCGCGAGTGGTTCCAGCCTTTGGTGCCCGGCCGGGTGATCCCGGCCATGCCGATCGGCGGTGGCGAAGGCGCTAGCCGCAGCGAGAGTGCCGTGACTTTTGCTCCAAGCTTCACCATCGACGCCCGCGGCGCAGAACCCGGGATCGAAACGCAAATCAGGGCCGGTATCGGCCAGGCGGTACAGATGATGAAGCGCGACTTCGCGGCGACATTGCGCGACGGACGTCGGCGGAACCTGTTCTGATGGCGCTCCCGAATCCGCGGGTTCTTCCAGCCGAACTCAGCTTCTGGTCGACATCCTTTACCATTGAATGGGCGGTCAGTGCGCCGTTTCGCGCCCGCGCCGGTGGCGTCGCAGTGGTCGAAACCGGCAGTGCCGCCTGGCGCGCAACCTTCATGTCGCCACCGCGCTACAAGAAAGACGACCTGCTTCTGATCAAGGCCTGGTTCAATTCGATGCGCGGGGGAACATTCAATTTCCTGGCCCATGATGCGGCGCGGCCATTTCCTCGCAACTATCCTTCGGGGTTCGCCGGCATGACGCGCGCCGGCGGCGGCGCCTTCGATGGCACGGCCACGGTGACGGCGGTTACGGCAACGACGATCGCGCTCTCCACCTTGCCGGCCAATTTCGTATTCAAACCGGCAGACTACATATCGCTGGTGAAGAGCGGCAAATATTCATTGCATCAGATCATGGAGGCGGTGAACGCGAATGGCTCAGGCGTTGCCACCGTCACAGTCGAGCCTCCGATCGTCACGAGCGTCTTTGCACCACCATCGCTCACCGCCAATCTGGCCTTCCCGCTTGGGCTCTTCGTGCCCGACCCCAGGAGCTGGCAGGGCGACCCGACGGCGCGGCGCGCCGCCTGCACCTTCTCAGCCTGGTCGAGGATTGCCTGATGCGTGTCTATGGCGCCGGCGTCGATGCGGCCCTCGCGAAAGAGGGCATCGTCGCGGTCAACATGATTCTGTTCGATTTCCCCTCCGGCTATTGGGGCTATTGGATGGGGATCGGCAATTTTTCGTGGAACGGCATCACCTGGCGCGGTACTGGCTCGCTCATCGAATTGCAATTCGCCGGCGAAGGCACCGATCTTGCTTCGCGGCCGCTCACCGCGAGATTGCGCGCCGTTGCCGATACCGCGCTCGACGCCGATACACTCGCCACGATCGAAAGCGAGTCCTATTCGCAGCGCCCGGTCACGCTTTATACCGCCTATTTCGATAGGGACACCCGTGTCCTGATATCGGTCGAGCAGGAATGGGCCGGCATCGTCGACACCTTCGAGCATGTCGAGGAAGACGGTGATCATGTTCTGGTCGGGCATTTCGAATCGCGCTCGATCGATTACACACGGCGTGGCGCATCGATCCGCTCGAATGGGCAACAAAACCTGATCTCGGCCGGCGATCTCTTTTTCGATTATGTCGCAACAGTTGCCGAGAAGGATATCTATTTCGGGCGCAAGCAGCCGGCTAGCAGCGGCAACCGTTACAGTGGATCGCCCGTATGACGAGGCTCCTCGACTGGCCCGATCGCCTGATTGCGGCGCTCGAGCGTCATGAGCGTATGGTCTTCGCCTATGGCGTGAGCGATTGCATGCAGCTTGCCATGGATTGCGCAAATGCCGTGACCGGCCGCCATCCCTACCCCAAGGCCAGGCGCTACAGAACGAAACGCGGCGCTGCATCCTGCCTCAAGCGGCATGGCTTCGGCAATATCATCGAGGCGCTGATGGCGGCTTATCCTGAGATCGCACCGTCACTGGCGCGGCGCGGCGATATCGGCACTGTCTATGAAGGCAATGTGCCCTGCGCAGTGGTCTGCGAGGGTTTGCTCTTTGCCGGCAAACCGCCGGGAACGGTGGGGTTGGTTCGAATTCCCCGCGCCCGCGTCGAGCGCGCCTTCGCTGTTGGATGGGACGATGCTTAAGCGCTTCGCCGGAGTCATCGCGGCAGTGCTGGCCATGGCGACGTGGATCGGGCCCGCGAGCGCGGAACCTATTACCATCTCGCTTGCGGCAACGGTCGGCATTTCTCTGGTTGCTGGCTCGACCGCAGCCGCGGTGGCAACTGCCGTATTGACGACGACTGTTTCGACAGCTCTTTCTGTCGGCCTCAGTTTCCTGTCGGCAGCACTCTCGTCGAAGCCGAAGCCTCTGTCCGGCACCATGTCGCAAGTCCAGTTCGGTGGCGACGTGCCGCGGCAGATTCCGATGGGCGAGGTCAAGCTTGGCGGCCAGCTCGTTTATTTCTGCGGGGTCGGGGAGAAGAACAAGGAGCTGCATCTCGTCTATGCGCTCGCTGATTGGGAATGCGAGGCGCTGACCGGAGTCATCGTCTCGGGCGAGAAGAAAACGCTCACCCCGATCTCGATCGTCGGCAGCGAGCATGCCCGCTATTCGGTGTCCGGCTTCTCGGGCAAGTTCGAAGTTGCCTACTTTCGTGGCACCATGACCCAGGTGGCCGATTCCGAACTTGTCACGGCATCGGGAGTGCGCTCGACCGGGATTGGCGCCTGGACCTCGGCACATCGTGGCGCAGGCGTGTGCTATCTGCGCATCAAGCTCAGCTATGACGAGGACGTGTTTCAGGGCGGTGTCCCGCGCTGCGAATGGATCGTCAAAGGCGCCAAGCTCTATGACCGGCGCAAGGATTTAACCTCTGGCGGCTCAGGTGGCCATCGCTGGAACGATCCGACCACCTGGGAGTATTCAGCCAACCCCGTCGTGATGGACGAGAACTTCCGGCGCGGCTTCTACCGCAATGGCCAGCGTATTCTCGGAATGGGCATGCCGGTTTCGGCGCTCCTAGCCGATTATTATGTCGCGGCCGCCAATGTCTGCGATGAGGATCTGACGGAGGGTGGCAATCCTGAGAAGCGCTATGCTTGCTCGGTCATCGTCAATGACGATGCCGAATGGCATATCGCAGTTGATGCCTTCCGCACCGCCTATGCCGGCGACATGCTCGAAAAGTACGGCCAGTTCGGGCCTATCGCCGGAGCGGCGCAATCGATCGTCGGGACCTTCACCGACGGCGACTTGAGTAAGGATCACGCCACCACCTTCTCGCTCAAACTGCCGCGCAGCGAACTAGTCAACCAGGTCTATGGCAGCTTTATCAATCCCGACAAGAACTGGGAGAACGACGCCTTCGCCCCCGTGACGGATTCAGGATGGCTCGCTGAGGACAATGGGGAGCCGCGCGCCCAGGATGCGCAATTGCTGATGGTGCCGAAGCGCTATCAGGCCAATCGCATCGCTCAGATCCTTGCCAAGAAAGCTCGGCAACCCGCCCGCCACACCGGCGTCTATGGGCCGCAATTTGCCAAATTCGAGCCAGGCGATTGGGTGACCCTCACCAATCGCTTCGGCTCCTTCACCATGATGATCGTTGCCAAGGAACGCGTCGCCCCTCTGGTGCATCACTTTTCCTTCCGCCAGATCGCCGCGAGCGTCTATGGCGGAGCGGGAACGGTGGTGACGCCGCCGACCGTCGTCGAGGTTTCGATCCCACCGCATGTCACGACGATTTCGGGGTTCGTGGTGACCGAGGTGACATTGCTCGGCGCGACCGGGCAGGTTAGGCCAGGCATCAAGGTCGACTGGAATCCGCCCTCTGATCCAAGCGCCGTGGCGGTACGGATCGAGTATCGCGTCCAGGGTAGCGCCAATATGCAGCCGATCCTGCACCTTGCGCCGGA